GTATCGTTACGACAGATGCGGATCAAATGGATATTTTTGTTGGTCTTTGTGAGAATGGCACATTGAGTACATCAGTTCCTTTCGGCACGAATAATCAGATTGGGTTCTTGGTTGCCGATGGTGATGCTTCTATTAACGCTGTTTGTGACAGTGGGGGTACTGAAACTTCCACCGATACTGGTGTTGATTTTGCTGATGGTTCAGTTTCCGGGAGTACGATTAGCGGTGATCGTCGATTGGGCTTTATTGTTCGTGGTACTGGCCAGGTGGAATTTTATGTTGACCGGGCCTTGGTTACAACGACTACCGATAATATCCCAACTTCTCAAATGACTACGTGGTTTGCTGCAGTGGCTGGTGAAGCTGCTGCTAACAAGGTCGATTGTGATTATCTCTTGACGGTAGCACAACGTACCACGGATGGGATGACCATTTACAATAAACAACCGTAATAGGTGAAACATGGCAGAAACTAAATCTGGCGAGTCAGTAAGTAAAAAGTCATCGACAAAAAAATCATCTAAACGGCCAACCCCTCCAAAGGGGAGTGCTGAACATAAAGCGATGGTTTTACGTGGAGAAATTAAGGAGTGAACTAGATGGCTGATACTTTTGTAGAAAAAGTCATTGATGATGGTCCGCGTAAGCTAGTTAAATCTTTTTCTTACACGCACGTTGACACTGGTCAAAGTGCGGTTATGGCAGTAGATGTTTCTGGCTTATCGACTCTTCAGGATGGTACGGCTTGTACTGGAGTTCGTATTAATAAGATATGGTTTAGTACGACAAATCTTGAATTAAATATTTTATGGGATGCCAGTACAGATGTAATAGCGGTAGTGCTACCAACAGATTATCAAGGTAGTTTTGATTTCTCTTCTTTTGGTGGTTTGGTAAATAGTGCTACAAGTCCTACTGGAGATATTAGATTTACTACAGTAGGACACGCCGCTGGTGATGATTATACCGTGGTCCTGGAATGTATTAAGGAGTTCTAAAGTGGAGGAGGCCGCTTCATACTTATGGAACGGCCTTCTTACCATAGGAGGTGCGGTTATTGTATTATTTATTAAATCGCATCATTCGAACGTTCAAAGGATTGAAATCTTATTGAACAAAACGAGAGAAGAAGTAGCCAGAGACTATGTCACAAAAATAGATCTGTCTTCAGATATGGATCGAATTTTTGATCGTTTTGATCGTTTGGAAGATAAGATTGATTCCTTGATGAAAGGATAAATAATCCTTTAAGGAGAGTAATATGGCAACTTCTGGATCGGTTGATTTTAATCTTAATATGGCCGACATTACAGAGGAAGCCTTTGAAAGATGTGGCCTGGAACTTCGTACAGGATACGATGCAGCTACAGCCAGAAGGTCCTTAAATATTCTTTTTGCTGAATGGGCAAATAGAGGATTAAATTTATGGACAATTGATGAAATCAATCAGACAGTTGCCCAGCTTTCTTCTACTTCATCTATTTCCACTTATCCTGTAGGCACTATTACTTTATCTGTTGCGGCTTCTACCTCCTTCAGTGTGGGAGAGACCATCACGGGTGGGACAAGTGCAGTAACAGCAGAGATCATTACGAAGCCTGATTCTACTTCAATGACAATTACGGTTCCCAGTGGAACTTTTACTTCAGGAGAGACCATCACGGGGTCTTCAAGTGCCGCTACTACTACGATTTCAGCGGTGCCTGACCTGACTGATGTACAAGCTACGGTAGATGTACTGGAAGTGGTGGTAAGACGCGACAGTTCAGACATAGGCATAACCCGGATTAACAGATCCGACTACTTGAATACTCCCAATAAGACTACTCAGGGAAGAGCTTCTCAGTATTATGTAGATCGTCTCATAACCCCTACTATAACTATTTGGCCAACTCCTGAGAATTCCACGGATCAAGTGATTTATTACCGTGTTAAACGGATGCAGGACGCAGATGCTGGAGTGAATACCGCTGATATTCCTTTCCGATTTTTGCCCTGTTTAACCGCTGGGTTGGCTTATTATATTTCTGTTAAGAAAGCTCCTAACAGAATAGGTATCTTAAAAGATATTTATGAAGAAGAATTTCAGAGAGCGGCATCAGAAGATGGGGAAAGAACTGCTCTTCGTTTGGTTCCAACATACGCATCGTTGAGTCTTACATAATGCCTAGATACGCTGCCGGGAAACATGCTCTTGGGATTTCAGACCGTTCAGGTCGCGCCTATAGAATGAGAAACATGATTATGGAATGGACTGGGGCTTTGGTAGGAAGAGATGAATATGAAAGCAAACAACCCCAACTTATGCCTCGTCATGTAGTTGCGGACCCTCAAGCATTACGCTTTGCACGACCAGACCGGACGGAACCGGCGGTGGAAGTCCTTTTGGCTTTTGATTCTTTTTTGACAGGTGATTCCGGGTCAAGTGTTATAACTGTGACGCAACCAGTCCATGGAAGAAGCACGGGGGATCTTGTTCGTTTTAGAAATGTATCGAATTTTGACGGATTTACTGCCTCTGCTATACAATACAGTACTGGTTATTCCATCACAAAAGTAAACGACAACCAGTTTAGTTTTGATGTAAGTGATAGTGGATCGAGTGAAACAGCTAGTGTTGGCAGTGTAAAAGGAGGAGGCACGTTTGCTTCTGCCGGTCCAGTAACAGTGAGTCCATAAAATGGCATATACATTTACAACTCTTAAAACAGCAATTCAGGACTATGCCCAGAATACAGAAACTACTTTTGTAAGTCAGTTATCACGTTTTATTTTAAATGCTGAAGAACGTATTTTAAAAGAGTGTCAATTATCTGTTTTTCGGAAGAACACCGCTGGTTCTGCATCAGCTTCTAATAAATTTTTAACAAAGCCCACTGATTTTCTCTCACCTTTTTCTTTAAGCATTGTTAATTCTTCAAGTAATGAATTTTTGCTTTACAAACATGTTACTTTTTTACAGGACTATACTCCTAATCCTGCTACGACAGGGGCGCCTAAATATTATGCTACGTGGGATGATCTTACATTTTTATTAGCCCCCACTCCAGATGAATCCTATGCAGTGGAATTACATTATTTTTATAGACCACCTTCAATTAGTGAAACTGCTGATGGAACAAGTTGGTTAGGTGATAATGCAGACCTTGCCCTTTTATATGGGTCTTTAGTGGAAGCATACACTTTCATGAAAGGCGACGAGCAATTACTCAATGTTTATAATGGTCGTTACCAGGAAGCGATACAATGGCTGAAAAATCTTGGCGAAGGAGAAGATACTCGAGACCAATATAGATATGATAAAGTAAGAAGAGAAGTGGCGTAATGTTACAAGCTCATGGGGAAGGAGGTCTAGGGACAGTTTCTGTTTTTACTTCAACAGACGGAGGACATAGTCCTGAACAAATTGCTGACATGGCATTAAACAGGATTATGCAAGTAAATGAGACGGCGCCTCCTGCAATACGGGATCAAGCTATTGCTCATAAAGACAAGTTGAGAGAAGTATTGATTTATTATATGCATAGTATGGCAAAGAGTGAACGAACTACTATTTGGGCCTTGATGAAAAAACAAGGCCACAATGACATTGCAGAGATTATAAGGAGGCTTTAAGATGGCGATTAACCAAGCAATGTGCGGCTCATATAAGAAAGAGATAACCGCCGGAATTCATTTCTGGATGTCTCATTCACGACTTAACTCAAGTGTTATTGCAGCAGATACATTTAAGGTTGCGATGTTCACATCCAGCCGCACCGATGCAAATGAAGATCTGACTCAGTACACCGCTACTAATGAAGTAAGCGGAACGGCTTATTCGGCTGGAGGAGAAGCGTTGGCAAGTGTAACTTTGGGTTTATCCGATAATAGTAGCAGCGTCCCAACAGCATTTCTGGATTTTGCTGATACAACTTGGTCTACATCTACAATTTCAAGTGCTAGGGTTGCTGTTATTTATAACTCTACGTTGAGTACTGCTGGAACCGGCGGCGATGTAACTCACGCGGCTAACCCCAGTGTTTGTGTGTTAGATTTTGGAGGTGATAAATCATCAAGTGCGGGTGATTTTACTATTCAATATCCTGCTAACGATGCCAATAATGCTATTATTCGTATAGCATAAGGATTATGCTGTGGCTGCGCTAACTGGATGGGGGCGTGGCACTTGGGAAAGTGGTACGTGGGGAAGTCCTGCACCAGTTGAAGCAACCGGAGTAGAGGCTGCTGGGGCGTTAGGATCTGAAACCATCCTAACATCCAGTGTACTCTCTGAAACGGGAGTAGAGGCTGCTAGTGGAATAGGAACCGTTACTCCAGGTGTATCTGTTACTATTTCAGCCACTGGGGTTGAGGCCACTGGGGCAATAGGAAGTGAATCGGTTTCAGCGGCTATTACTATTTCAGCCACTGGGGTTGAGGCCACTGGGGCAATAGGAAGTGAATCGGTTTCTCTTGGGGATACTGCTTCAGTAACAGGAGTTGGAGCAACTGGATCTACTGGAAATATTATTTTCCTAGCGGATCTTATAACAGGATGGGGGAGATCTACTTGGGGCGACGGTGTTTGGGGTGATCCCTCCGTTGTCGTAGAAACTGGAGTAGAAGCAGCCGGGGCCATAGGTTCCGAAACGGTGGTAATTCCAGTTACCATTTCAGCAACTGGAGTTTCAGCCGCAAGTGCAATAGGAACTGTCAGTATTATCTCTGTTACTGCTATCGCAGTAACGGGGGTAGAAGCAGCCGGAACTACAGGTTCTGAAACTGTTCTTGCTTCTTCCACTATAAGTGTGACAGGGGTAGAAGCAGCCGCTGTCACAGGATCGATAGGAAAAGGAGTTTCGTTTACTGTTACTGGAGTAGAAGCAATTGGATCAGTTAGCACTCCTATGGTTTGGAGTTCCATAGATGCTTCGCAAACTCCCAATTGGTTACCAATAGCGGCGTAGGAGAAAAATAATGCCATCAACTTTTACAACGAATTATGGTTTCGAGGAAATTGCCACTGGCGAACAATCCGGAACATGGGGGACAACGACTAATTTTAACTTTGATATTTTAGATAGAATAACGGCTTTTAAGGCTGTTGCGTTGTCGGATGCTTCTACAGCTACTCTTACGGTACGAGAAGCTTCTCCGGGTACTGGTACTGAAAACCTTCAAGATGGAATGTACCGTGTAATTAAATTTACAGGAGCCTTGAGCCAAAATTGTACTGTTACTATTGCTCCTAATACCACCTCTGCTTATTTTATTTTTATAAATGCTACAACCGATTCAGGTTCCAGTGGCCCCTATACTACTATTATTTCGCAGGGGTCTGGAGCTGACTATACCGTAGCTAATGGCACAAGCGCCCTTGTTTATTGTGATGGTGCAGGAAGTGGCGCAGTGGTAGCGGCAGCTCTGGTAGAATCTTTAACTACTAGAGGAGACATAGTTGTCCGTAATGCTTCTAATTTAACTTCTCGTTTAGCTGTTGGGAGTGCAAACACTGCTCTTTTAAGTGATGGAACTGATGTAGCTTACGGACAAGTTAGTTTAACCGCCGGAGTAACTGGAACATTACCGATAGCCAATGGCGGTACAAACAGCACTTCAACGACCTACTGTGATCTTACTGCCAACGTCACTGGAGAATTACCTACGGCGAATATAGCTAACAATGCTGTAGACGAAACGAAATTAAAAGACGCCCTTATACCGGACTTTACTGAAGTAACAGTAGCTACTGGCGATAGTGTTATTTTTGGAGATGCGACTGACAGTAGTTATACCAAGCGCGATACTGTGCAGGGCATACTCGATTTGGCTCCCCAGTTATCGGCTGATCAGGCTTGGACAGGATCGCAACGGGGAACACCGACAACCGACAACGATGGCTCATTTGATATGGATGCAGCAAATAATTTTAACTGGACCCCAAGCGGTACTGACACTTTGGAATTTACCAATGAGACCAGTGGTCAAGGCGGGATGATCTATTTGTCAAACGGTTCAGGACATACGATCAGCCTAGGTTCTGAAATCGATGCAGATAGCGATTGTGCCAGTACTTTAAGTGAGGCTGGTGAGTACATAATTGGTTACTACTGTCGAGATGGCACGAATGTCTGTGTCACATATTCTGCAGATCTGGCATAGGAGACAATAATGGAAAAAGCTGTGAAGTTAAACTCAGACAATACTGTTGCAGAAGAGTTTCGTGTTAATAAAGATATTAAACTGGACAGTGGGATTACCCATCCGAAACAAATTTTTGAGAGGTGGTCAGCGGAAGAACTCAATGCAATTGGCTATGCCCGATTAACAAAAGAAGGGTCAGTTCCTTCTGGAAAAACGAGCACTGGAGTATCTGAGGAATTGGTCGATGGTGTAATGGTCCGCTCACATATACTTGAGGATATTTCATACAGCTATGGAGAGTTAAGGGAGATGGAATATCCCTCACTTCAACATCTGATTGTCGCATTATGGGAAAAAATTGTCGAAGATCGGTCTGATGCTGTTACTGCTCTTGAAGTAGAGAGACAAGCCATTAAAGAAAAGTACCCAAAAAAATGAGTTTCCTGTTTTTCCCAACCTTCGCCAATCGCGCAGGAGCACCAGACTTTGGTTTAACATTCATAGGCAGTCACTATTCTGACTCTACGGCTACAGCATATACTTTTTCAGACGTTAGTTTTGGAAGTGATAGTAGTGATTTTAAACATGTTATTATAGGAGTATCTAGTGGAGGATCTCGTCCTTTTCCAGCCAGATGGTATCCTACAACAACAGTTGATGGTACAACATGTACTGATCTTATGAGAATAGGATCACCAAATAATGATGGAGGAACATGTATACAGATAGTTCAAACAACTGCTACATCTGGAGATCTTGTTGTAACTTTTAAAGGAAGCGGTGCTAGAGTAGATGTAGGAGTTTGGGAAATGCTTTCCGGTAGTGCTACTGTTAGTGATTCATTTACATCTACAGCTGCCACCGCAACTGGAACTATTGATGTTCCAAATCCGGGTTGTTGTGTAGGTATTTTTACAGCTTGGACTTCAAGTACAGCTACATGGACAGGATTAACAGAAGATTTTGATAGGGTTGGAAATGGTTCTGGTTCTGGTGGATCAGATTTCTTTGCAAGTGGGTCAACTGGTCTAACAGTCTCAGTTTCTCCAAGTGGAAGTCCTACTCAAAGATCCCTTTGTGTAGCTTCTTTTGGTGAAGCTTAAAAGTGGCTATGCTTAAAATAGTTGATTAAAGTTTGTGGGGTAATATCTTATGCCACTAGCAAAGATACAATTTAACCCTGGTGTTAATAAAGAAACCACTGCTTATTCTAATGAGAATAGATGGTTTGATTCTGATTTAATCAGGTTTCGTAAAGGTCACCCTGAAAAAATGGGCGGCTGGGATAGATTAAGCAGTAATTTAATAGAGGGTATAGGACGATCTCTTCATACGTGGGCTGCTCTTGATGGCTCAAAGTACATGGGTGTCGGCACTGAGAGCAAATTCTACATAGAAGAGGGCGGCTCCTATTATGATATAACCCCTATCCGTAGAACAGCTACCCTTTCATCTAATCCTTTCACCACTGGCACAGCAGGAAGTGGGGTTGTAACCGTTACTGATCCTAGTAACGGGGCTGTCACGGGGGATTTTGTAACATTTACTGGGGCTACTACAACGGATGGTATCACCGCTGCTCAATTAAATACGGAACATCAAATAACTGTGGTTGACGTTAACAGTTATACAATTGATACGGGAGGGAGTGCTTCATCTGGTTCCACGGCGGGTGGCGGAACTCCCATAGCTTATTATCAAGTCAATTCCGGCCTTGATATTAGTGTTGACGGGACTGGTTTTGGGGCTGCTTTTTATGGTGGTATAACGGCCGTTTACTCCCAAACTACTCTAAATGGTCTTATTTCAGATTCCGCCACTTCGATAATTCTAACGAGCGCAACTGATTTTGAAGTTGCTGCAAGTACCACAACCTCTAATTTGTCTATAGTAAGTGACACTGTTCCTTTAGCCGATGCTTCGGGTTTCCCTAGCATAGGTACGGTCACAATTGGAAGTGAGAACATACGTTATGCGAGTAAATCCAGTAATACTTTAGTGAATTTAACCCGTGGTACGGATGGTACAACGGCGGCGGCTTCTACGAGTGGGGCGGCTGTTACTTTTGTTGGCTTGATATTAATTGAAGATGAACTGATCCAGTATACGGGTAAAACGTCTCAAACATTAGATGCGGGTGTGGTGCGCGGAGTGCGTGGTACGACAGCAGTAGGTCATAGCGATGCCACCATTGTTAAAGAGGCCAATGATTTCGTGTCGTGGGGTGGCGCTTCTTCTATAACATCTTCTCAGCAATTACGGTTATGGTCTCAAGATAACTGGGGGGAAGATTTAGCTTTCGCTGTTCTGGACGATGCTCCTTACTATTGGGACAAGACTCTTGGTCTTGGTGCCAGAGCTACTACTCTTGCATCACAAACAGGAGCGTCTGATGCGCCCACTCTAACACGGCGCATTATGG